TGACCATACTGCATATATCCTTCGCCTTTCTTTTCTTTATATTCTGGCTGCTTTGCTTCCGCAAATGTCAATACTTGTATTTCCATTATTGTCTAATTGTGAATGTGCTTGTTGTTTCGTATTCTGTAAATGATATAGTAGTTCCTGAAAGCTCCATAATGCCCGTTTCGAGCAGGTTTAAGCCAGTCGGGTTAAGATTTGATGGACTTGCTTGTTCGTAAACTGAGTAGGTATATTGCCCGTTTAAACTCGTATTAAAGTAGCTATTAACTACAATGCTAAACTCATTGTAGCGGTCTTTGTATGCGCTTATATCCGTGTTGTTTAGCTTAACAAACTTAACTTCCGTGTTTGTGCTTCTATTCTCGAACACAAATAAATAGTTAGGACTTGTAAGCGTTTGCTTTTCGGTAAGTGTCAAAATGATATTTTGGGTTTGCCCTTTCGTTAATCTTATCATCAACTATAAATATACTTAGAGCCAAAACTTTGCAAAATAAAAAACCCCCGCCAAATTAATGACGAGGGCATCTATATACAAAACCAAAACAACCTAAGAACCTGCGGTAGTTAGCTGACCTGCCACAGTAGAGTTTACCTCTGGGCATAAAGCAGCTTCCGCACCTGTGAAGGTCAAAGTGTAACCACTCCTATCCCCTTCAGCCGTACCTGTACCAGAGTTACCTGCGGTAAGGTCTAAGCCTCTTGTTTTACCTAAGTACCAGAATTTGCCATTGTTATCTTTGGCAACTGCTACTAATCTGTTTTGAGCTAACAACAAGATTTCATTTCTTGTATTTGCTTGAAGTTTATTTAATACGATAGTCAATTCTGGAGCGTAAAATACAGTTCCGTTTTGCACGTTTGCATTTACATTCTCAACAAATTGAGAAGTGCCTCTTACAAGTTCGTACTTGTAGAACTTCTTACCTGCTGCCTTCACTAAAGCAGTGATAACACCACTTGCTTCGGTAGTAGAAGTAATATCCGATGCTGCCGCAAAATAAACCTCAGTTATACCGCCTAAACTGTCTTTACAGTCAAGAGAGTAATTTTGAGTTAAAGCACAAGGCATATTGTTAAATTTAATTAGTTTGAAAAAAGTGGGTAGGTATATTTCAACCTACCCTATAAATTATGCAAGAACGAAAGCAGCAACTTCGTCAGGGAATGCGATATTCACACCCATTTTGAACTCACTTACAAAACGTACTTGGTCAGCTTCTTTAGCGTAGAAAATTTCAAACTTTTCTTCTTCATTCAATAAGTCAGTACCTAAGAACAAGTTAGATAAACGCATAGCGTAAACCTTGTTAGTTCCGTTAAGACCTGCAACTGCTACAACTTTGATTGTAGTACCAGGAAGTACAAATTCGCTATCAGCTTTAACATCAATTTGGTAATTGAAGCTACCGCTATTCTTAAGAGCGATTGTGTAAGTACGGAATAAATCTTGACCACAGAAGATAGTCATATCGTCATCAGCTACAACTTTAGCAGGAATTGCACGATAAACACCATCAAAGATAGAGATTACGTTAGCTGAAGTAATAGAAGATAGAGGCGCACCAGAAATAAAAGTAGAAGCGTTAGCAGCTACAACACCTGAAGCAGCACCGATTAATTTAACAAGACCATCGAACTTGTTTAAGTTCACGTTTACACTTGAAGTGTCGCCTTGCCATAAAGCAGTTTCTAATTGTGCAGCGATAGTTTTAGCTTTCTTATCAGCAAATTCTTGCTCGAAAGGAATACTGTCGTACATAGAACCAGTAGGTAATGCTTTTTGTAAATACTTTGCTTCCAAATCTTTAGGACATAAAGCTTCGTTTACTTTAATTTTACCTGGAGTTACAGTTCTTTGAGTGAATGTAGTAGAACCAGAAGCGTTGAAGCCACAAGTACCACCAGCTTGGAAAATAGCATCAGTTTCCATGATGTTAATTTTCTCACTTGACTTAACTCCTACCATAACATTCCCGGCACTCTTAATAAGAGCAGCGGTTTTTGCACCTAATACAGACGAAGTTACTAATAATGCTTCGTTTTCTTTTGTATAGTTTGCTAATGCAGATACATCAAAACCCATTTTATTTAATTTTTATTTGTTTAATAAAGCGTTTCTAAATTTTTCGATCCTTTCGTACTTCATATCTTTTGTAGTTACGTTAGAACCGAATGTGTTTTTTGGTTGCGCAATAGGTTCAGCGTTAGGTGTCTTTGTAAGTGCTTCTATAAGTTCAGCTACTTGACTAAAGCCATTTTTAACTTTTGCCTCTAATTGTGCTACTTGTGTTTTAAGATTTTCGTTTTCAAAAACTAAAGCAGCGATTTCGTCTGCCATTTTCTCGTCCATTTTCTTACCCATTTCTGCAGGTGTTTCGTCAGCGATTTCCGCTTCTGCTTCTGGAGTTTCAATAGATACGATTTTAGAAGTTTCGTCTAACTCGATTTGTGTTCCGTCTGCTAATTGGTGTTCGCCAGCAGGAGCAGGACTTCCGTCTGCTAATGTAACTTGACCACCGATAGCAAGTTCGCTAATCATAACCTTAGTTCCGTCCATAAGGCTATATTCTGCAAATGTAACAGGTACCTCTTCGATAGGTGCAGGCGCAGGAGCTGGTGCTTCTACTACTGGCATCTCTTCGAACAAAGCCCTAATTTGCATAATGGCATCTTTTGCGTTCATCATTCTTTTTGTTTAAATATTAATAAAAGATTTTGTTTATCATTTAACTTGTTGCAATATTTCTTTTATTGCATTCATAAGTTCTTGCTCTTTGCTCGGCTTTGTCTTGTAAGTAAACAATCCTTCTACGCTAAAGCCTTTAAATTTACCTTCTTTAACATCGTTCCAAACGTCTTCGTTGTCTACTTTAAAGCTACCAAACCAGCTTCCGTCAGGTGCATCTTCAAAGCCTTTCATTGGTAAGATGCCTCTGCTTTCGTCTGTTATAAAGCTTTCAAACATAGTAACCCCGTCTACTTGTGCGTTAGGCGAGTGCATTAAGTTTACGTTTGACTGATACCCTTTTTTAAAGAACTTTTGAGCAATCTTAAAAATAGTGTCTTTAGAAAATACGACGTAATACTCGCCGTAAGTAGCATCGGAGCGAAAAATTGGAACATCTGCCAGCATTAATGGGCCGCTTATAATACGCTTATCTTCACTAACTACTTCGAAGCGTTGTTGGTTCTTAAAGGCGTTCCAATTCTTTTGAATAGCGGGTCTGTCTACGAGTGCGACGTAATCTACCTCAGCATCGTCATTCATATCCTCGCTTATGTCTAATAAATAAATAGGTAAGTCCATATTCGTAAATATTAAGTTTTTTAAATTGTTATCATTTAACCAAATCTTGCACGTTGCTGAATAGCTGCAATACGTTGCTGACTGCTCGTAACATCGCTTTCTACTACATACGCTCTTGATGTTTGACTACCTATTGCGTTAATAGATTGACTATCTAAAGTTGTAGTTTGTGCTTGTGGAGTAGGTGGGGCAATCGGTGCTGATGCGTTTAAACTTGGTGCTGATACATTACCACCACCTGCGCTACCTGTTCCTGAAGCAGAAGGTATTTTAGTAGAAACTATCTTTTTAACGTTCATTAAACCTGCAGCGATTACGGCTGAAGCAGTTACAAAACCAAGAACACCGCCTTGACCTAAGGCTTTTGTCGCACCTTGATACGTATTAATAACTGCTTGAGCAACTGCTATGGCTTTACCTGCTACGCTATTTTGATCTATTACTGCGCTAATGGCATCTAAAGCAGTTTGAGTATCTGCTACTTTTTCGTCTAATCTTTTCTTGTCTTCAGATACAAGCCATTTGTCTAAAGCATTCTTATTTTCCGCAGCGGCCTTATTTGCTTCTTGTTGCTTTTGTATACCTTGCAAAGTAAAGTTTGTTGTACTTGCTACAACCTTCATTTGCCCATCTATCCTTTCATTATCTATCTTTGCTTGTTTCTCCTTATCTTCTTTTGCTTGTGCTTCGTCTAAAGCTTTTATTTCTTTTTGTGTTAATATTTTAGAATTTTTAGCTATATTTTTTCTTTTGTCGTACTCAGCTAATAAATCTTCTGTATATTTCTTTTCGTCTGCAAGTTGTTTTTCAAGTCGAGCAGCTTCGTCAGTAGCTATCTTATCAGCGTTTGCTTTAGCAGTATCACTTGCTTGTTTATCTAAAGCTTGTACACTTAATTGATAACCTGCTCTTTTATTCTTTAAATCGTTTAACGTTTTATCTAAAGCAGCTATCTCTTCTTGTCCTTTTTTCTCTGTTTCTTTAGGGTCAAAAACTAAGCCTGATAACTTTTCTGCTACGTTAAATTCGAAACCTTTGCCAAATACTTTTGCTACTTTATTAACTCCGTCAATAACTAACTGCAAAGGAGCAGTAACAAAAGTTAATATGCCTTGTAGTATTTCTTTGTTTCTCTTCTCAGCTGATAACTGCGCTTGTAAAACTATCTTTTGTTGTGCTACTTGTTTTTCTGTTGCACTAATTACCTCTTCTGTCTGCTTAATCTTAATGCCTAAGATATCACGCTCCGACTTTCCTTGTAGTTTTAAGATGTTATCTTGACTATCAATAGTCGATAGCTTGTCTTGTTGTGCTTTAGCATCTGCTTTTGTATCTTCTAAAAGTTTTTTCTGTTCTTCACTGACTCCACCTACCGCTGCTTTAATATCGTCCCAATAAGCAACAATCCCACCTAATGCTAATAATAGCGCACCAATACCTGTTGCGCCAATACCTGCTTTAACGGCTTGAAATGCCTTTGTTGCTCCTGCTCCTAAATCTTTAAAAGTAGATGTAATAGCACCTCTAAACTCTGCTATGTTCTGTACTGCATCACCGATAGCAAGTGCAGATTGTATTTTAGCTAATTGCTTAATAGTATCTTCTCCTGCAAGTCCTGTAAGTTCTAAAGCACCTTGAACACCACCATAAGCAGCCGATAACGCTGTAACTGTCTTAGCTGCATTATCAATACGCTGGTTATTCTCTTCTTGCTTTTGATTGCTTACTTCTTGTAACTGTTGCAATCGCTTCTGTGCAGCTTCTACTTCTTTACTATTCTCGCCGTACTGCTCACCAAGTTTTTCAACTGATTGCGTAGTTTTATCTATTTCTGCCCTTAGTTCTTTTAGCGATTTAGTAGCATCGTTTGAGTTTACGCTTACGCTAAAGCCTATATTATTTTGCTCTGCCATTATATTACTGGATATTTTGTATTAATTACTTTGAGAAACGATAGTTTGGTGGTATTGTATTCCATTGGGTTAAAGTTTTCTACTTTATTAAGCCTAAATAATACACCGTCTATCCATACATACTTACTAAAATCTAAATTATAAACATCTACTATGTCAAGTAAGCCAAAACAAGTTAATAGTTTGCTATCTTTACTTGTAATCTCTGCAAGATAAGAACTATGAAATTCAGCAAATAAATTCTTTTCTGTAAAGTTAGCAGGTGCAAATTGTACTTCTTTAGGCGCACCAAAGTTAATATCGCTTGTAGAGTTAATCGGATCGTCTAAGTGTCCTGCATAACCGTAGCTTGTATAAGTACCTAAAGTAGATGCAGCATTCATAATCTTCCAAGAACTCACACCTGTTATTTTCTTTGTCTGCATTATGCGTATAATACTATCCATTCTATCTTCTGCACTATTAGTGTTTGACTTTTTATAGATAGCAGGAAAAACTTTGTCTTGTCCTGTTTCTTGATATAATACAGACGCAGCAAATATAACTTCTAAAGTATCTGTTTCTTTTACAAAGTCGAACTCAGTATCATATATTAAATCGCCATATCCTTCTGTGTACTTCTTACGATAGTTTTCATTATAGAAGTCATTGTCTTGTTTAAACTTATAGTTATAATAACGAGCATTAACTTCACTCATTGGCTTTATACTAATAGGCTTTGATCTATCTACTTTGTCTGTCCAATCTAAAGCGGTAGACGAATTAATAGGATAGAAATTGACATACGGACTAATAATAAGTTCCTTATCATTAAACTTATTTTCATAAACATAAAGATTAAACATTTTAACAATGCTCAAAAAGAAATCTCTTTGAAATATACCTTTAGGGATAGTATCGTTTACTTTAATTGTTTCGCCTAAATTAACTTGTACTTGCGTAGGTGTGCTTGTAGTAACACCTATTTCTCCCATTGTAATATTAAGAATAATTCCGTTACCTAATATTTCAACCTGCATTGTGTCAGTATTAGCAAACGTAACTCCACTAACTGTGAAGCTACAATTCATAAAGCTACTAACACTTGCATCAAAATCTTGTCTACCTATTTCGATGTTATTCTTTTTAAGTATAACTGAATAGTTTGGTAAAGGTGGATTATAGTAAGTAACGTTACCTCTTAATAAAACATTAATATCAGTTGTAATTGTTGCTCCTGGACCATATGTAAATAACTGACCTAATCCGTCAAGTGTAAAACTACCTGCCGTTACCATTGTATATTCTACAATAGAACTAAGGTTTGTGTTAATGGTAATTAATTTAGCAGCTGCGTTAAGGCTTACATTGTTTAGCGTTGTTATGTTTGTTTGGTTGTGCGGTATAATAAGCCTTTTAAATAAAGCACTATCAAAGAACGAGCAGTTAAAAGTGTAGTCAGTATCTGAAAATATTTTTTCTATATACTCTTTAACATACAAAGCAGGTCTAAAAGCAGTATATTGAAAGTCCTTTTTTAATACTCCGTATTGTCCTGTACTAACATTACCGTAATCAATAAGTGGGTAATAGTAACCAGAGCCAGCTGCGTTATCCCAACTTGCGCTGATATTAGCTACACTGTAAGTGTGATTGTATGCGCTAAAATTCAAATCTTCTAAACGCTTATTTCCTAACTGATTAATAAAACCGCCAAGTTCACCGAACACGCTGCACTGGTATTCAATAGTTTCTTTGTCTATAACTATTTCCAAAATTCGTAAAGTGCCTTTAAATATCTGCACCTTATCAATAAAAATTTTACAATTAGCTTGTTTAGTTACATTATAGTTATACCCTACGTTTGGCAAGTCAGGATAAGTTACGTTTGCGTTGTTAAGTTCGAAGATGTAACCAAATACTAAGTTATTGTTAGCAGTACCTGGAATACTTATCGTTTTACTAAAAGAAGTATTACGACTACCGAAGTCGCTTACGTCGTCAATCGCATAAGTGAACTCAGTGGATATGTCTTGCAATAGATCAATCTTCTGCTCTTCAATATATATCTCTGTGCTTATCATTATCTAAATTGGCTTGTTAAGTACTTACCTACTTCTACTTCGATTTCAAAGTTAAATAGCTTATCTGCGCTTTCTAACTTATACTCGTAGTTTGTTGTCGTTATTGTAACAGGAAAATAAGCACCAAGAACTTCCATATACACAATAGGACTCGATACAAGTTGAGATAGCCAAGTATAATCTTGTTCACTAACCCAATCGCTTGTAAGCTTATATTTATCCTTATGCTGAATAGCATAGTTGAAAGTCGTTTCGTTATATCTGTTATATCCATCGATGTTTGTCATTTGTCCACCTACAAGCTGCCAATCGCTGCGCCTATATGATGCTCTTTGATATTCGCTTGACCTTCTATTAACAAGTGCAAACTTCTTAGTATCCCACCCGCCTAATCTATTTAAGAACTCCAGGTTAAATTGTTGGTATTTAGGATAGCACTTTTGTCTTATCTTGATAACCCTTGTCTGTGCTGCACCTCTTTTTAAATAGAAGTTATAGCCGTAAGTGTCTTCGTCTATAATCGTGCCTGATGCCCAGTTGTTTATATGCCCTGCTTGTAAGTTAAATAAGTTAAATTGACCGCTTAGCGTTATGTTACCGCTCACTGTGTTAGTAACGACATCGCCTGCGCCTAAAACTTCAATCCAAGCAGAATACCCACCTGTTGCTATGCGCAAGAATGTGATATAAAAGTTATCGCCATATTCAAGCGTAATGTCGTCTGTATCACGCTCAGTCAAAAAGTCATCTGTAAAATTCTCAAGTAGTAAGTTATCGTAATAGTCCGATAGTACTAATGGAGTTTTATTCTTTGTCAAGAATATGTCAGCAAACAATGGTGGCACGAAGTTGTATGCTGAGTAGCTGCCAGATGCTAAGTTAGTTGTAGTTACACCGCTAACCTCTTCACCTATTCTTACGTCATAATCGACTTTTATCTTATCGTTTGAAGCTACGAGTATTGATGTACCTGAAGGCTCAAAGTAATTAGTTACAAAGCTGCGTACCATTGGAGATGCGTTAAACACCCCATAGCTACCTTCTGCACTCGGCGAAGGGAACACTTTTGATCTAATTACTTGACTCCCGTTAATGTAAACGTCGTACACGAACTTAAAGTTAGTTGTACCACTATTAGTAGAACTTGAAACGAACCACAGATTATCGTGCATAGACGAATATGGTGCAGGACTACTTGTTATCGTTATAGCCATTTGTTAATTGTCTTATTTTTAATATAAAATCACCGCCTATAGCAGTTGCTATGTCATCTCTAAATTGTTGCTGAAAAAATACACGATTAGCTGCGTTATCGAAGTAGTATGTAGATTTCAAACCTCTTTTGTGTATGCCTCGAGCAATTACAAAAGCTATGCTTCTGCTATCTCTTATCTGCTCTAATTCTACTCCAAGCTTTGTATACTTCTTAACTGAAATAGACCTTAAATTGTTCTTTTGTATCCACGCTCTTATTGGCTCTATTGGAACAGTTTTATTAGGTTTACTGCTATCAAATTTAAAAGAATAAGGGCTACTTGCGTCTGCTTTCTTATTGTCTGTACCTTTTACCCCTTTATTGACAAATTTAAAGTATTCAAGTTGTTTGCTATTAGCTTCATACCCTACATACAAAGTGTACTTAGTGCCAAACTTAACTACTTGTGGAATTGCAGGCTCGGCTAACGCTCCTGAACTTATCGACTTTGTTTTATATAAGTTAGCTACTATTTCGTCATTAAAGTACTTACCATATAAAGCAAGGGTTTCTTCTAAGATAGGTAAATCTACTTGGTCTCCAGAAGCATCAGGCTTCATACCCAGCTTTTGGATATACATATCTCTTAACGCTTGTATTTGTGCTTTTGCTATACTCACGCAAATAAATATATCTAACGTCTAAAAATAACTAACCCCACCAAAATTGGCAGGGTCGTTTGGGGTTTGGGGGTCTTATTTAAGTTTTCTATGCTGCTCTTTGTCGTAATCAGCTTTAGCTTTTAGATAAGATAGCGTGTTTAAGTATTGTATAATATTTAGTTCGTAAGCTTCGTCTAACTTGATGTTTTCGTGGTCTGCAACAACCTTGGTCGAATACTGCCATCCAAAATCTCGCATAAAATTACTACCGCTTGGTCTGCCTGCTCCTTCGTCAACCCCTGCGTCGTCATCTCGTTTACCAAATAGTCCTTCGAAATTTCTATCCAATTTCTGTATACTTGATAAAAAAAAACAATCGAATTGTAAACATTGACAAATTTAGCTTCGAGCATATCGTCTGCGTACTTGCTATGATTAGCTGCGTCGTACTCTTGGTCTACCCATTTTCCATACCAGGTTTTGCGCTGAGGTACTACCATTGATGCTGCAATCTTATGCAAGTTGCCTATCAAGTCAGTACTAAAAACCTTACTTTCAATATAACGAGCAGCTTTAATCTGGAACACATCATAAATAAACCTATATCGTGTGCCATTGATTTCTACATACTTAGAAGCTTCTCCTTTAATTTCGTCTTTTAAGAAGTCAAGCGTAGATCTAAGATTGTTAAACTGCATTACGCTTAGATTGTCTACTTGCGTATCTGTCATATTGTAGATTATACCTACAAGCTTACTTTCAATGTCTAAGTTAGACCAATCTTTATTAGGCTTTGTAACTATTGGGTAGATTTGTTGGTACTGCCAAACTGTTAATTCGTTCCAAGTCATAATTTTTCTATTTCTCGGCGTACTTCATACCAATAGCCTGATAGTATGCCTTCGTTAAATTTATCGTTTCTTATTTCGTCTACTGTTATTAATGCGCATTGTTTACATACTTCAAATTCAACAGCTCCATTTAATAATACAAAATATTGGTCAACTAATTCCTTTGCCTTTTCTTTTCGTGTCATTTGCGTAGTTTTAGCATTAACTCATAAGCAAGATGCCCACCTATGTAGCATAACGCTGCCAAAGGTAAGCAAATTGCAAAAAAGTATAATATTTTTATTATTTTAATGATACAGCTACTGATGTTGTGCTACTCTTAGCAGGCGGGTAAACTCTTGTAACTTCGCCAGTAACTCCGTTAATGATGTCAAGTCCTTGATGTGGTACTTTCTTTAAAAAGTCCTCCATATCCTTTTTGCGTTTAGCTGCATCGTTATAATCGCTCATTATCTCTTCATACGCAGGGCTTTCACACTTGGAGTAGTCATACTTCACTCCGACCTCACGAACGTTAAATTTAGCACTCATATACTCGAATTCCTTGCCATTCTGTACGGCTGCATTAAGCACTGCGTCTTTATAGTCCTTGCTATTCTTTAGGGTTTCAAGCATATCCTCTAAGGCTTTAACCTGGAGATGCGTTTTTAACGGGTCAAGTTCCCCATTGTTTAAGCGTTCAATTAACTGGTGCGTAAACTCCACCCTTTGTTCTTTTGTTGTTTCAAAGATTTGTTGTAGTTCCATTGTGTTTATTTCAGGTTAAAAAATTCTGGATAGTTAAACAATTCAAATTTACCATTTTGTTTTAACTTATTTAATTTTCTCCATAAATACATATAAGATATTTTACAATCTCTGCTTAACTTACTTATATTTTTATTGTGATTATAGTAAGCTTTTAAAAGGTCTATTTCAAACCAATGCATACCATTAATTATATCTTTTATATCTGTATTCATATTGTTTCGGGTTTATCGTTTGCTAATGTTATCCAAAAGAAAAAGAAAAAAATTGTTATTGCCCATTTATATGCCTCAATAGGTTCATTATATCTAAAGTGGCTTGTTGCGTATGCACCCAACATAAATATTTGTAAATAGGACATTGCTATAAAAAATATTCGTTTCATATTGTTTCTGGTTTATAGTTATCAATATCAAAGTAGCCTACCTTAAAGCTATTCGGCTCACGTCTTAATCTGCGCTTGGCAGGTTCGTAGCCTTTCTCTTTGCAGTACGTTAGTATCTCTAAATAAGTAGCATCAATGTTAGACATCATAATACTAATTGGTTCTGTTGCGTAGTACTTGTCTATGTATTCTTTGCTTAGTTGTGTCATAGTGTTTAATTGTGTAGTCAGTTAAAGCTGCCATTACAAAGCCTGTTGCAATTAGCATTAGACATATAGCGTAAATCATTTTGAGTAGATGTCTTGAAGTTGTCCAATAAGGTAACAAGCTACTAAAAATACTGCTAAAAGTTGTGCGGTTTCTTTTTTCATTGTGTTTAGTTTAAAGGTTAAAATTGTGCGTTGAATAGTCGCACCCCTATTTTGTTTTAATTAAGCTTAGATAACTTTTCTTTAATTTCTTTGTAATCTAACTTTGCTAACGGTTCTGCTTCTTGTTGTGTAAGATTGTACTTACTCATTAAGAATAAGAGCCTTTCAAGAAATGGGTTTCCGTTCCAATTTAGTTTTGTGATTTCCATTTGTTTTGTGTTTAGTTAATAAATAAAGATCTAATATAAAACGAATATACAAATTATTAACATAGCAACAAAGTAAATTGTGATGAACGGGCATATAAAATGATGACCGGCGATTTGTAAATTTTATTTGCAACAATGTTGCAATTATAGGAAAGCGTATCTACCAGTGCCACGCTTTAAGCTGAAGTTCTGCCAAGCTAAAGCAAGGGCCATAACTGCGTCATCGTGATAGCCTGAAGGTGCTGAGTACTTAACTCCCGTTGCTCCGTATTGATACTCAAAGATTTCGAGTTCTTGACTGATAATGCCGTCAGGGTAACCGATCTTGCCTTGATGTATAGCTGATTGCAGACCTTCCATTAGTTGCTGCTTACTTGTAGACGTGAACTTTAAGCCTTGTATATTAACGCCTTCTCTTTGTAAATCTTCTAAGATAGGGTCTCCGACTCCCGTACTATCGACAAGAATAGGACTTTTAGGTAGCCTTATGATGTTCTGTTTAGTGTTATGCCAGTCCATTTGAAAGCGATCAAAATAAGCTACGTTCCCGTTTTCGTCTAAGCCTACTATGACAGTCCAATCGACCGACTTCGCTAAGTCAATACCAAAAGCTACGACAGGCATCGTACTTACTGGGTGTATACAGTTGCGAATGTACTGAGTCCCGAATGGATTAGCTGCGTTCTCGGCAGGGTTTGCCATATACTCTTGCTCAAATACAACTTCAGGCAGTTGCTTACGGGCATCGTCTATTTCTTGTGGGTCTATGTAAGGGTTATCGTATGTAGTGAATTTAAAGCTTTGCCAATTAGGTTCTGCTTTACTAAACAAGCTATAAAAATAGTTCTTACCTCGTGGTGTCGATAAGAATATAGCACGACCTTTGTAGTCAGTCAGTGTCGGTCTTATCGAGTTAAGCCAACCGTCTTCTAAGTTAGGTATAAAAGAAGCTTCGTCTATTACTGCTAAGTGAAACTTCAGACCACGCAGATTGTCTAACCTTTCACCTGTAAAGAAGCGAATAGAACCGCCAGTTATGAAGTTAATAACTAAGTCGCTTTCATTCTTGCTGTATATCTCTAATGGCAGTAGATCTACTATTTCTTTAAAGAATATCTTGCCAAGCTGATAAGTCGGAGTTATATAAGCTACACGCTTTTTATTGACCGCAGTATCTATGCTGATAGTTTGACTAATAAGCGACTTACCAAATCTACGACCTGCCATCATAACTATAAATCGACTATCGCAATCTAATACTTGCTTTTGTGCAGGGTGTGGCTTATGTAATCGTAGACCTATCGTTTGCATTATCTATCGTAAGTAATTTTAATCTCACTCACTTCGTGTTTGTTCTCGCTCTTTTCAACTAAGCTATTCAAACGCTGCGTGATGCTTGGATTGTAAACTCCTGCCATGCCACCTTCGATTTGGTCTTGCCTAATTGTTTTTCTAATACGCGAACAGATACTACGAAAATCTTCGTAAGCATTATCTGTGTTAGCAAAATATCTGTCAATATTGCTCACAACCCCTTGATTATAACAGTAATTCTCAAAGCCTTCTATTGTCAAAGGTCGTTCTCTTAATCGGTAAACTTCGTCTCCGTCTTTACCTACAAAGTCGTGTACTTTAATAGGATTGCTCTTAGCATATTCGCAGTACTCTGTAAATAGCTGAAGCATTATTTCAGGTGTTTCTATTGCTTTATGTCTACCCATCTATTTTGTTTTTATAGTGTTGGCATATCCTATCCATTACGGAAAGATAATATGTGTTAAAATCTTTGTAACCTTCGTTGTCTTGTTCGTAGTTTTTGTATAAGATGCCTCGTAGCCTTTGGCTTGGTGTCTTAAAGGTGTCTGGGTCAGCCTTTAGGTTTACTATTACGTCTTGTTCTTCTTTACTAAAAGGTTCTTCTTTAATAGCAAGATAGCAGAACTGTTGGTTAAGCTGAAACAAGTTAGCTGCATCTTTAGGGCTTAGTTCTTGCGTTGCTAAAGTTAGTTTTATTGTTTTGTCTTTGCGTGAGGCTATGCTCTCTACTTGGCTTGATAGTAATATCATAATATCCCGTTAATTATGTCGTTGGCTTCGTCTATTGCATCTTCTTGGTCAATGTAATTGTTTACATCTTCTATGTGCTTATTAATTAAGGTTTCAGCCATTGCGTAAGTATAGTTACCTATTGTGGTCATATCATCTCCATTAAATCCTGTCTTGCATACGGCTACGAAGTAAGCCTTATGCGTAAGCAATAACCATAGTGCGTTTAACTTTCTCATCTGCCTTGACCTCTATATTGTTTCGGTCTTGGATTGTGCTTGTTGTAGGACTTCTTTGCAGAACCTCTTTTGCGCTTTCCAAAGTTTACCTTACTACTATTTTCTTTAATCTTTGCCATAATGCTTTGCGTGTATGTCTTTTAGAAACTCTTTATATTGTTTTTTGTCTCCGTATTCTATATGGCACTTTCTACACAACCCCATAAGGTTTTCTATCACGTCTGCCGTTTTGCTGCCACCCATTCCCCTTGCATTTATGTGGTGAATGTCTACCGCTTGTGAGCCACACACTTCGCAAGGAATGAAGTCCGTTTTTTTATACCCCATTCCCTGCAAATATATCTGTGTGTGTTTTTTCATACTTTCCCCATTAAATTTTCCGTTGATTAATAATAAAAAATTTAAGTATGAAAATTAGTTTTTGTCAATTTCTTTTAGTTTATTAATCGCCCACTCAACCCCACTCGTACCGCCCCAGGCATCCCACATTAAACCGCCACAGCCTTCGCTATAAGGTACGTCTTTATGTTGCTGATGTCTTTTGAACGATGCCATTCTTGCTATCGTATCTCTACTAATAGGTTCTCGGTTAGCTAATTGTCTTGCTCGTGCTTTGCCAGTTGCTTCTCCACAAGAACCCCAACCATTTTTCTCCGCCCATTCAATAGCCCGTTTTGCATTGTTAGTAGCTGACTCTGGGTAGTCCGTATAGCTTTCCGCAAACTTGCCACCTGCTAATATTGCCTTCCAAACTTGGTTAGCCTTTTCTTCGGTGTCGTAAACACAACCCCCGTTCCCTATTCTATATTTCCCGTTTGAGCATTTTATTACTGGCATAGTTTACTATAAATATACTTTCGGTCGGAATTTATTGCCTCGAAGTTATAATTCTTTTGGCAGAACTCAAAAAGCTTTTGTCCGCTTTCCTTACGCATAGCCTCGTCGCTTACTAAATCTTTAATATGTTTATACCAATCCTTTTGACTTTTGACATAGTGAACTGGCATATCAAGGTACGGATTGACGTGGCTAACTACCGCAGGGTTCTTTTTAGCTGCCGTTTCTAATACCTTTAAGTTTGACTTCATAGCATTAAATCTGCTATCTACTAAAGGAATAATCGAAATATCGCTATCTGTATAGCTGCCCATATATTCTGTAATTCTTGCGTAGTTATATATAGTAGGGTTAAGCTTTAGCCCACAAGTGAAAGCATCTATCATTTTATCCCATACAGGTTTCTCCCCGTCGTTATATCCTGCTATCACAGTTCTTATATTCATACCTTGTAAACGCTTAAAAGGTTGCCTTAATAGTTCAAGGTCTTTTTCGTGCGTTCCGCTACCGCTCCAGAATAACCTTACCTTATAATCTTCTGTCTTGTTATCCGTAAACTGCTCCTGCCCGTAAGGTAATGCGTTGGGTAGTATGTGTACGTTCTTATTGTACTTGCTTATTTCGTCTGCTAACCTATCGTGCGTACAAGTGCAAAGGTCAGCTATCTGCATATAACTTATGATTTGCGAAGGTATGTCTTGCATCATATAACGCTGATACAACAAATGGCTTGGCTCTAAGTTCCAATAGTCATCGTTATCGACTACTAACTTAAACCCGTACTTAGTTCTCCAGGTGTCCATTTGCGTTGCGGATATTTCGTTTAACATTCTATTCATTAAAACAATATCCCAACCTTGCTCTAATAACTCGTCATTAAGTACGTCAGTAATAAGTGCGTAGTCCTTTTGCATATGTACTATTGGCATCATAATGCGATGCAATCCAACCCCACTGTTGGCTGATGTTATGCAAAGTATTCGCATCTTATATTTTTTTGATTATGATAAATGTCTTGGTATTTATCCCATACGCTTTGCGCCCTTGCTAAACTTTCGTCTTTCATTCTACGATAGTCCGTGCCGTTGCCTACATCGTGTCCTATATGTTCCGACCTCATATCTGGAAGGTAGTAATTAGTAAAGCCTGTTATTGTTGCACGTTCTCCGTAATCTCTATCCTGCATTCCGTAAGGGTCATAGGCTTCATTGTAACCGCCAACCTTGTCTATAAGTTCCCGAGTAATAAAGTTATCGCCAAAAGGTGTGTGCGTTTTATGAACCCCGTCTACAATCGGTGGCAAGTCCTCTACACAATGTATTCCAATAATGCCCGTTTTTGACACACGTTGAGAAAACATAACCCAATTTTGCAGCCAATTGGTTGGTAATAAAATATCATTAGCTAACAAACAAACCGCATCGTAATTCTCGGTCATTCTTAACCCTGCATTAACTCCTGCTGCTATACCTCTCTTTTCTTTTGAATAATTATAATCTTTAAAAGGATAATCAAATAACCTTAGCGTGTCGCTTCCGTTATCTATTAAGAAGCAGTCCGCATCGTAACCTGAGTTATAGAAGTTATGATTAATTACACGCTGCGTTAAGTCGTGTCTGTTTTGTGTTAGTAATAAAATTGCTACTTTCATTATCTTATGTTTGAGCCTATTTCCCTTGCTGGTACTCCTGCATATTTAGTATTTGCTTTTGCATCGCCTTTAACAAAGGCACTTGCACCTATCATACAATTTTCTCCTACGTTTGCAAACTGATGCAGAACTGCGTTAAGTCCTATATTAGCACCATTGTCAATAATAGAATGACCGCCTATTTTAGCACCGCAACTTATTGTTACATTGTCTAAGATTGTGCAGTCGTGTCCAATGTGTGCGTGTTTCATTATAAAACAACCATTACCAATAAAAGTATCTATCTCTGTACCTGCATCAATAGTTACAAGACCTGTGATAACATTGTTATCGCCTATGTATACTTTGCCTTTTTCTTTTTGCCAAAACTTTTTATGTTCTGCTTTGTCGCCTATAATACAATAAGCACCAATGTAGTTGCCGTCTCCGATAATTACGTTATCGCCAATGATAGCGGTGGGGTGGATAAAATTAGCCATTCTTTTTATTTTTAGGTTTAGGTTGTGCATCGTACCATTCATACAAACGTTTAATCATATCGAAGATACAATGACTGCACCATACTGTTAATATGAAATCTTCGCTCATATACTTGCGGTAGATATGCTCATACATTTTTAGTATGTCTAAATCTATGTTTCTAACATATCCATTCTGCACCATTTCGTAGTTAGGTCTGTGCAGATCTAAATAATTGCGATGTTCTATTTCCATAAGTTCCACATTAATTTAGTTATGATTGGTGCAAGTACTCCAGGTATAAATACTACCGCTATTATGTTTGTAAATAAGTCAGGCAACATAAACAAAGCAAGACCTACCCAAGCACTTAAACAACTCGTGCAGCTAAACGGCTTAAAGTTTAACTTCCATTTGATATGCAGTTGATGTACTTCTACAAAGAATAAAGCAAAGCTTATAGCTGCTAATATTGTTAGTATCATTTTCTTAATTGTTTTTTTAGTTCTTTTTTTGTTAGCTTCAATACCCTATGTATTGTCATATAAGGTATGCCTGTAACCCTGCTTAATTCTTTAGCGTTGCAGTTGTGGTTAATAGCATAAAGTCGAAGCAAGTCGCTACTAAACCAATGCAGTTTGCTTAACTCGTCTTCTACACGATTAAGCAACTCCTCATCTCTATCGTGAAGCTCTACTTCTGCATTCAATGGTTTTCTGTATGTTCTATAAAACTGGCTTGTATTACTTTGCATCATATTAATCATTGTTCTAACTAAATAGAACTTTAATACATTGCGCTTGTGCATATCAATTAGCTTGTCTTCGTCCATTTCACATAGCACCTTAAATAGTTCGCTGCGTAGATCGTCTTGCAACTCTACAGGCTGCATTTTGCTGATGGCGTCTTTTAATTCTGTGCTATCCCACAACTGAACTATGATGCTATTCCGGTTCATATTCTTTTAATAATAGTTTGCCATTCTCTTCTGTTGCTATATAACATAAACATTTTGAAGCTTTTGCTAAGTTTAAAAATGCTATTTGATAACTGCTTAACTTGTCGCCTATTGCTTTTGTTTCGCAATATACTGCTACACCTTGATTTGTAAAGCCTACGACGTCAGGAACTCCCTTTAGTCCTATAAAAGTACGACCACGTACTGCAAGGTTATTGTTTCGCCATACAAAAGCACCGTTTTTATTCAGCGTCTTGATTGCTTCTTTAGTTAGTTCGTTTGCAGTCATAATACAAAACTATATTAAATTTTTTGATATTAACAAAATTTATTTTTTATAAGCTTCTTTAATAATCATAGGAGTCGTATGTCTTTGTATGACTCTATGATGCAATCTATTTTTAGTAAAGCCCATCATAGCTACAAACACACTGCTTGGCTGCATCATAACAGTTGTAAAACTTTTTACATATGTACCGTATTTTAAATAAGCGTCTGTCATACCACCCGCAGTTAATTGAGTTGCTTTTTGTTCAAGACCTACAAAAGGTATTGTCATAAATAAGTCACCTCTGTTGCCGTAAGTTACGTATGTGTTGACGTCTTCGTTTAATTGTCCTAAAAACCAAAACCTTCTATCTGTTGAACAGAAAAAAGAGTTCATACATTTACGACTATTAAATAAGTAGTTTTTAAGTAACCCGCACGACTCACCACCTATAAAATCACCACCTTGAGCAAACGCAATAGATAAGAATTTATTGTTCTTATAGTACTCAAAAGTTTTAGTAAATAAATTATCAAGATTTTGAACATAGCCTTTTGTAATATATTGATCTATGTATCTGTATCTAAATACAGTATAATCGTCATCTAATACTAAAAAATACTTATATCCTAAGCTTTCAGCAATATCAAAACAGGCGTTTCTTGCGTGTGTAGTAGTACGTCTATTATCAAAGTTGTTGCCTTCGTCTGTTTTATCAGCTATTGCTTTCTTGTCAAAAACTTTAATTCTATGTTCACCAAACTTTTCAATGTACTCATTAATACTTTTATCTTCATTGTCTAAAACAATGTATGACGTACCAGTATAGTTATACTTATTTAGCATCGTGTCTGTGTAAACTTTATTAGGTCTATTGTTAGAAATAATAAACACAGTATAATCTTTATTCTCCATACTCTTCTAAATATTGTTTTTTGATGTCATCGCATAGCTTAACATACCCGTACTCAATAGCTTTGTCAAAATCTATAATAACAAGTCCACTGCGTTCCATTAGTGTCTGCATTTCTTTAGAAGAGTGCGCATAATAATCTGCTATCTTTTCATAATTAAAGACATTATGACGTCTTGCTGCATCTATAAGAAAAAACTTTTCGTCATTAGATACATTAGAACTTTCAATCTCTTTAATAATTCTGTGAGTTTTTGACTTATCGCATAACTCTAAAATATGAGGCTTTACGTTCTTAGGCTCGTAAATAGGTGCTTCTATTTTACTTGAGTATTTTTGATCGTCTTTGTTTGGTGCAAATTCTTGACCAAATAAGTTTATTTGTTTCATTTAAAAGTTGTTTTGTTTTGTTTAATTTGCTCTTCAAAAAATAAAGCTACTGCTACTGCTCTTGCTTGGTTCTTTAACCAGCTTTCAGTCCACTCATCTCTATATTGCTTTGCGCTTAGCATATCCATTTTGTTAGCTTTGTAAGTAATAATCTCCATTAGTTTCTTTTTAGCTATTGCGCCATCTTCTTTAGTCCACTTCTTTATGCCTGTATTGTTAAGCTTTGTAAATACGCTCAATGGGTTAAACACTCTATCAAATGTTCTATTTTCAAGTAATTTATATTCTTGATAACTGTAATCTATTATCTCTAAATCTGTTAAGTGAGGTACTGCTTCTACTCGTTCTTGTGGTATCATTTTGCGTATTTCGTTTGCTTTTTTCTTGTACCTATCCATTACCTGACTAAAGTAAGCAGGGCTAAAGTTTTGATAGTGGTCTATAAAGTCATTGGCTACCATTTGTTTAAACGCTACTTTGACCTCGTTTATTGTAAAGTTACCGTATTCAGTTCTTATCCAATCTTCTAAAACAGACATTTTGATTTTGTCTGGCATTACGTTTAAACCTACAAGCTGCATTATATAGATCAAGTTTTGATTAAGCACTGTTTGATTAATGCTTCTAATCCTATCCCCCGAAAATGCGGTCATAATCTCCTGTTCCGTAGGAAGTAGCGTGGATAAGGTTGTACCCGTCGAGGTTAAACTGTTCGCCTTTTGTAAGTTTTCGCTGATTGTTTGAAGTTCCTTTTGCATATGTGTTTGAGTTGGTTATCCAATTATTTGCAGCCGCTTTCCAGTTTTTCATAGAGTTTTTACCTACTTTCCAACCATTACTTTCGTAGTAGTTAAAAAACTTTTCAGCTTCTATTTTTCCTTGATCTACTCCTATACGAATACTAAAATACTCTAAAGCGTCTTCTAATTTACATTTATTTTTATTAATAATAATATCTTTATTTATATTTTCATTTTCATTTTCCATATGATGTGTCATATGTTTACTCATATGAATTTCATATGATGACTCTTCTTTGCTCTTTGATTTGCTTTTAATGTTGTTACGTCTTGACTCAGTAAACGTTTTACGCTTTTCCTTTTCAATATCAAGTCGAACGTTGTACCATAGACCTTCGTCATCTTGCACAAATTTGCATTTCACTTGATCCCACAAGTGACCAACCGTATGATGTATCATATGATGTGTCATATGACCACGATTAAACTGAAGCATTAACAGGTCCATATATGCACCTTTCTCTTCAAATGTCATTCCCATTGTTCCACTTACGTAGTCGCCTGGGTAAAATAAAAAAGCTGGGTCTTTTGCCATAAAAAAAATAAACCCCGATAGGTACGAACTATCGAGGCTATTATTATTTAACCACTAAACACATAGTCGGTTCGTACTTCGCCTATGTATCTTTTATACTGCAAATATACACTAAATTTCAACAAGTTCAATTTTCTGGCAAATAATTTTCATTTTATTTTTAAACCAATCTTCTGTTTCTATTAGGTTATTTGCTTGTTTTATGTTATGTATTGCGGTAGTATGGTCTTTTGTACCCGTGTAACCGCTTATCTCTTTGAGGCTCAATTTAGTGTACCTTCTAAGTAAATAAGCAGCAGCCTTGCGACCGAACGTTGTTTTTAAAGACCTGTCCTTGCGTAATACATCACACTCGAATACACTGTCTACAATTTCAATAATTCTTTTTGCGCCTACATCTGCGCCTATTGGTTCGTTATCTTCTAAGCCTAACAACCCTAACTGCTTCATCATTTCGTGCAGTTGCATATGGGTATTACGTTGGGCATAATATAACTCTTTTAATTGTCTTATTGAAACATCTCTCTTTCTCGTTAGCATAATTAAAACGGCAGTCCTTCCGTATCTTCTTTAGGTTTGAAATCATTTACATAAATCTTATAATCTGGTTGCTTGTCCTCTGTCTTGTAGGCATTAACCCACATTGAGTAACGTACATCATTAATTGTGAAGTTAATTACTTCTCCTTTTGCGGTCTGCTTTTTCCAAGCACCTGCACTCCATTTTTTTTCTGTCATTTTATTTGTTTTTAATAATTAATTAGTATATTCGCATTGTATTTAAACCCGTGATTTTTTATACAATCCGACAAAAAGTGAGTATGTAAAAGTACTCATTTTTTATTTTAGCAATACTTTAAAATAATGCTTAATAGCCCACCATATTAAAAGCCTTAATGCTGCTCTTTGTTTATTATATGGTTCGTTGAAAAATACTGCGTTTACTCTAAATACTTCTTCCATTACTTTTTAATTGAATATTGAGCTACTAATTTACTACGTTTTTTTGTACCTACATTAATTAATTCCGTTTTGACTTTGTAACCTTTTAGCTTAAGTTCAAACACCACGGCTGCAAGTCGAAGGCTATTGTACTTCGTTAAAGCCTGGATTGGTGTCAATGTCTTGCCCGAAAGCAAGTGGTTCAAGATTTGTTGTTTCTGTGTCATTGTTATTGATTGGGTTAAAAAAAACTGGTTTGTCTACTACGTTTTGGTAGCGTTCTATAAATTCTAAAAGGTCTTTATATGCTTGTTCATTATACCAAGCATAGTGATAAACTTCTGCAAGTAGCATCTGCCTTTCAAATGGTAATAGTTCCCTCATTAGCTTTTGTTTTGGTTTAAATAATGGTCAACTACTTGCATAGAATCAAATTCTTCTCCTATTGAGTTTTCCCACATAAAGAAGCCATCTATGTCTGTAGCTGTTGAATAATGCTTTAATACCCATCTTAATAACCTAACCATATTACCCATTTCTTCTACTGGTTCCATTTGTGCAATAACTATATTAGCTATGTATGTAAAATCTTCGTTGTCTAATGCTTCTCTTATTTGTTCTTCTGTATATAATTTCATTAGCTTTTTTTTATTGTTTCCTTAATCTTGTTATACTCGTCTAAGGTCTTAATAGCATTGATTTTTAAAGCAGCCTTAACCTTTTGGTCATCAGTGAACTTTGTCTTATCTAACTGCTCAATCAAAAAAGCCTTTTGCCCTTCGCTTACTTCGTCTTTATGCTCATTGGTAGCATCTGCATCTTTAGTGTCATCTATTGCGAACAAGCCATTAAGCGCATATTTACGAGCGTAGGAACTTGCAGCCCCCGTAATCTGTGAAGAGTCCATTCCCTTTTTGTTTTCTTCTTCTCTTGCTAAACCTGTGCAGGTAATGTTATCTTCTCCGTTGCTTAGACAAGCGGTAGCTTTTACATATACCCTGCCACCTACTTCTATTACTTCGTCACTTAACATTAAAGCGTAGCCGTACTTATGGCAGATAGGCTTTGCTGCTTCTATAATATCTTCTGCGCTTCTATACTTATATTTGGCAAAAGCGTTGAATTGATTTTTAGGTGCTTTAAGCTCCTGTTGGATTTTAATTAGGCTCATTTGTTTCTTGTTTTGGTTCTTCAATAATATAGTGTTCTAATACTTCGACAATAGGTTCTTTTCTTTTTTTCATACCTATAAAAAACTCATAGGCTTGTGAGTAGTCCATTGATAAACTATTGGCTTCAAATTCTCCGTCTACATTTGTGTAGTAATAGACGTTGCCTCTTTGGTCGGTTTCTTTTATAAATTCAATCTTCATATAATTCGGTTTTTAAAAGTTCGAGTTCTGCATTGTTTTCCATCCAACGAGCGAAGGTGTAATCGTCATCTTCGTAATCGTAGTTTTTAGGCAATAGACGAGGGTCGTGTGGGTTTTGTGTACTGCTCCCGTCGTGCAGTAAGATAGTGCCAAATCTCTCGAATTGGAACTTCTGGTACGTGGTTAAGTGTGTCATTTGTGTTTTGTTTCAACAAATATACAACAATGCACAATACAAAGTGCAAAACTATTAAAATATTTTAAAATTATTTTTGCAACAATGTTGCATTTTTACGTAGGATTGTACGCATATACGTACAAAAGATAGTAGAATTACTACCTTTTAGAGCAGTTTTTGAAAGTAAAGTTTATCCCTACCCCCGTAAGAATACTCTGGAAGGTAGAGCCTAAAGCCACAATTAATAAGATTATTTGCGCTTGGAAAGTTGTCTAAAGTTGTGTATGTGATTGCTATATGGCAAAAAGTAGATGCAGCTTTTAAGCGTGTCTTAATCATTCGCCTTTGTATGCCTTGCCCTCGATGTGATTTTTTAACCCAAGCCCTGTTAAAAATACAAATGCCCTTGCTATAAATTGAACCGCAATAAGATACTATTTCGCCTTCGTCAAGCATTACCCACCACTCACGATTGTATTGAAACTCATCTCCACAACCTTTGAAGTTTGGGTTGGTGTAATCAAGTTCCTTTAATTGTTCGTAAGCTACTTTGTCTAATACGTTGCCGAAGCTAAATATCTTTTTGAGGCGCATTGTGTATGGTTTCTAATTTGGTCAAATAGAGCAGGGCATCTTGCAGCTCTTCCTTTAAATGCGTTATCCATTGACCTGTTTTTAAATCTTCTCTATCCATTGTTGTACCATACTTTGATTTGCCAACAAGTTCACGTCTACGCATATCTTCTATAACGGCTGCTAATATTTTACTGTCACTCATTATCTGTTTGTTTTGGTGTGCATCTTGTTGCACGTTTTACATTGTAGTTGTACCTTCTTTACTCCCGTTGCGCTTGTGCGTCTATTAGCTATAATTAACTCATCGCTTCCACATTCAGGACACGAGCCTCTATCCGCTCCGAATATAACTCCATAGTGCGTTTTAGGTTCGATGTGTAGCTTCAATGCGTTAAATACTTGCTCTAATAATACTACATCTTTTTGGCAATACTTAATCATTTTAGCCATCGCTACTTTGTCTTTATGCAGTACGATGTCTTTCCATAAACTATACTCTGTTTTAATCTTTTGCCCAATGCCTAAATAATCAGCTATATAGTTAAGCCTATTGCTATTAAAACGAAACTTCTGCCTTGCTACCTTTAGCGTGTCAATAGTAACGTAAGAAGGGAACATTGGTATCTTGTGAAACAAGCACCTGGTTCTTATCCAAGCAAGGTCGAACTTGTCGCCATTATGCCCT